GCGTAGCCGCCCGGCATACCGCCAACGTCGGCAAGCAGCACACGACCGGCGCATAGGCCAGTGATCGCGTAAGCAAGCTCGTCGCCGTTCTGGCCTCCACCGGCCGGGTCAACATACATGTGCCAGCCGCTGATCTCTCCGAAGTCCTCTGCGGACTTCACGCGGTACAGACGATCCTTTACCGGGAAGCCGGAAGGCATCGTGACCAGCGCGTCATCAGTGCGAGCGAAGTTGATCGTCATAGGCGCACGCATCTGCTCACGGTCGTACGCGAGGACGCGCAGGTTCCCGAGCTTCAGCGGAAAGCGCATCGCGTCGGACAGCGTAGTGCTCAGCATGTGCTGAAGCTGGAAGTACGCCGGTCCTTGGTCGATCTCTTTCTTGATTAGGACTTCTTCACCGAGCAGAACCGGATCAACAGGTTGACCGCGTTCGCCGGTAGGACCGCCGCCAGTTTGCAGCGCCTTCGTGATCCGCTTGCGGATGAAGGGCGCGAGGTACGTGCCGTATCCTGGCAACTCTGCATCGGTCGGATAGCGTCCCGGCCAGATACGAATGTCGTACCCGCGTCCCGGCAATCCGTTGTACAGACTGTCGATGCTCTGCGGCGTACCTAGATACACGATGTCACCTGTCGAACAGATGGACGCGAAGTCGAGCGTAAGATGCACGAGACGTGCACGCTGATGTTGCGTCTGGCTGTTCTTCTGGCTCTCGATGTCGTCGGCAATCAGAAGGTCCGCGCGCTTGCCCTGCATGTTCGATGTGATACCGACGCACGCAAGCGATGGAGACTTCTCCGGTCCCTTGAGACTGTAATGAATGTCGAAGGCTTCAACCGATGCGCGGTCGCCGTTGCTTCTGTCTGGTCGTAGGCACGCCAACTCAGGCATACCGTTGATGATCTGGATAACCCAGTTCGCGATCTCAGTTGCCTGAGTGTCACCGGCCGAGAGGATCAGAACGCGCGTAGTCGGATCGTGGATGAAGCGCCACACTGCGTAAGCAGCAGTGATAGTTGTCTTCGCCTGACCGCGCTGCGCCTGTACCATTCGGTACTTAGGGCCATGCGCGATGTATTGTCCGATGTCGATCTGCACTTCCGTACAGATGAAGCCCATGAGGTCTTCGATGACATCGACTAGGAAGTCATCGAACTCAGCATAATGCTTCTGAAGCAGTTCTAGTTCATCGTTCGAGAGCTTGTTCAGTAGTCTCTCGTACAGCCAAAGCTGTCCTTTCACGTTATGGATTTACTGAGGCCCGCGCTAATGCGCGAGCCCTATAAATTCATTCGTCAGTCAAATGCACGACGTTCCCAACGGAGCGCCGCTTCGTCTTCTTCTCAGCGAGCCTCTGTTCGAGGTCTCCCATAGCGTTACCGACTTCCGGCGCACAAGTAACCTTGTTCGCGTCGAGGAAGCGCACCATGACCGATAGCAAAGCCGGATTAAGCTCCGGCTGTTTGATGTCCTGCTCAGCGATCTGCTCAGCGTCCATCAAGTTGTAGGCCTCTTGCGCCTTCTCGGTTTGATCGAGTGCGCTAATCATCACTTCAGCAACCTTGTTATGTAGGTCGCCAAGTCGTCCTTCGGTAGCCGGTCCCTTAGCCACGGTTGCACCATCCTCTGATGACGCGCACAGCAGCAGGGACTTCCTTAATCAGTCGTGCGACGAGAAGGATGAAACCGAGTATCTGTATAATAGTGTTCGAGTGCTCTACGCATAGAGCCAACAGTGCCGCAATGTATGAAGTAACTGCGGCTACAGTTTCTTGCGAGTTCTGCAACCGCAGTCTCCGGTGTCTTGAACCACTGGTGGTTCATGTGTAATGTGGATCGATGGAAAGATATATTTCAGCGACTGTAATTCTCGGTATCTTCGCCGCACTATACATGTGGTGGTTTCAGCGTGGACGTTACATCCGCATTGATGATGACGATGACCCTGATCCGAACAGGATGTAGCTTACTAGCTTGATGTAAGAAGCAGCGGCCTTAGCGCCGAGATGACACTAGGAACGAGCACAGCGTTAGTGCCAGTTTCCAACGGATGCACTCCATCAGGAATGATCGTCTCATTCACGTAACCAGCCCACAGAGGTTCGTTGTCGATAAGACCAACGTTCTCTCGTGCAGCGATGGTTCGGTATTGCTGGTGCTGTGTGACCAGCTTGGCCGGATTACCGGCAGGCATACCGTTTCCAGCAGTGACGAAAATAGGGTTCATCGTCATAAGGAAGATGTGTACGTCGGAACGAGCAGCCTTGATCGTGTTGATAACGGTTGTCGTGTAAGTATCCGCCTCCGCTAGCGTCAGCCTTTGGAAGTCGTTCGTACAGAACTCCATCAACACAACATCGCAGCGTAATCGAGCGACCAACGCAACGTTGGGGATGCCCCACTCAAGGACTGTAGTACCGGCCTCTGCGATGTTGATGTTACGCACTGCCTGCGTGGAGCCATGACGTAGCTCTGCTCGAACTCGCTCCTGCCAACCTCGTCCGCTAATGCAGTGACTGAGGCTGTCGCCTAGTGTGCAGAAGGTAAACGTCTTGGGCTCAGCATATGTGGTCATCAGATGAACTCGTCGCGCGGATCAAACCAGCCCTGCTGATACACGGTGGCCTTGGCATTAGCCCCGGCTGCTGAGTAAAGATAAAGTTGACCGGCTGTGTTAGTCCAATCCTCACTCACGAAGATTACAGAGGCTCCGCCGCCTTGAAATGCGCGTGCATACGCTGCGTTCGATGTGTCATACGCACCGATGTCAGGATCGTTCACATGCACATACCCCGCGCCAGAGTCTGTCGCAAAGAACGCATACAGGTTCTTAGCGCGGACTTTTATACCAACAGGCACACTGAAATTGTAAAGCGTTAGAGCAGCAACAGATGTGCTGCTGTAGATTTGAAACTTGTTCGTGAACTCGAACCACCCACCGAAGTATTTGCCAGGAGCGATAGGAGCACCGGCAGCACTACCAGTCCGGAACGAATGAATGCGTCTGAAGGCAGACCATCCAGTAGGAAGTACCGGGTTCGTTGGGGACGCACTGAACAAGATGTCAGCTAGTCCATCACTCGTCCTACGGATCAAGAAGATGTGGTACGAAGCACCAGTCACCTTTGTTCCGGTGTCCAGACCTCCACCGTTATCTCCGATTGACCATACCGCGTCGGAGCGCTTCGTCATTCCAGTTGGAAGAATGATGTCGTACGTCTTGGTACTATCGCGCGCTCGACCGGCAGACACAGTGATGTCATTCTGAGAATCCGCCAAGCTGTTCGATGGCGTGAGCCCGCTGATTGACATAGCGGTAGACGGTGCGCTGTACGCCGCAATCGCCGTAGCAACAGTGGCTGGTACAGCAGCCAGTGCCGCGTCAGCAGCGGTCTTAGATGCAGCAGCGCCGGTTGCAGAAGTAGCCGCACCAGTGGCGCTGCCTGCGGCAGCCGATGCACTAACCGCCGCAGCGTCCTTCCCCGCCTCGACTTCTGCGGCCCACGTCTCAATGTTCTCGCGTGCAGCCTCCGCGCCAGCGCGGGCCTGAATGGCGGCCTCTGCATCAGCAGCGACCGTGTTACCAAGCTCCGTGCGTCCGTCGATAACTTCGTGCACAAGCATGATAGCTTGCTTCTGCATGATCGTCAGATTGTCTTCGTCGATCTGATCGCCGTTATGGTAATCGACCAACAGGTGTTCTTTATCGACCGTGCGTTCAAACACGATCTGCACACCGTTGCCAGCGGGAGCGCCGCCGACCTGATATAAATTCGTAGATAAGAAGGTAATCGGTCTATATAGCGGATCACCGCTACCGTCAGACTCTGTACCAACTCTGCACGTAACGTCCTCTTCTTTGAGGTAGTCCAGTGCGAAGTTCACAGCGAACTGCGTCGTAGAGCCGTCACCTATAGCTACGACCCGTGAATAGGCCATATAGTAACTCCTTGTATCTCCTAATAGGGAGGACACAAGGAGCTACTGTCGGTATATTATTGCGTCTTCAGTGAGTTAAGCAGAGCAGTAACTCCGTAAGCTTTACCGATTATCGGTGTTGCTTGTAGAGCACGAACGTCATTGTTCGATAGCGTGCCTGTCATGGCATGTCCTGCGATAGCAGGGATATGCGCTGTGGTGTTCAGTGCGCTCAGTGCAGCGGGCGTGCTGAGAATGTCTCCCGGTTGTCCGCGACTTCCACCGTACGAGTTGATCTTCAGCGCATCGAGACCAACCATACCTGCGACTGGATCAACCCACATAGGAAGCCAGCCGGTCATGTTGCTGTATCCGATGGCACCACGAGCGATCTTGTCGAGCGTCATGTTCTGTGTGTTGCCGTTGATCGCCTGCTTCGCCGTGTAGGCAGCAGCAGCGGTCACGAGGCCAGCGAGGAACGTACCCATCGCCTGCCCGTCTTGCAGACGCACGTTCCTAAGAACCTGCTTCTCGACTGCGAGTAGAGAGAACGTCTTCATGT